ACTTATTATGTAACGGTGCAGCCGTATCAAGATCAACATATGCAGAATTATTTGCTGTAATTGCCTCAACTTATGGAGGCGGTGATGGATCAACAACTTTTAACGTTCCTCAATTACAAGGTAAGATGCCTCAAGGTTATGATGGTAACACATACAATTTAGCAGGTACTGGCGGTGCAAATACAGTCACAGTTGCTGTAACAAACAACCAAGCAGCTACAAATGCTACAAATCAATCTGTTACTGTAACAGGTAGTATTTCTAATACATCTTTAACAACTGCTCAACTAGCATCACATAGTCATGGTACAAATGCTAAAAGTGCAAGTCACTCAGATGGTGTTGACAGTGTAAATGCAGGTGGTCTTGGTTTTCCTGGTGCAAACAATAACAATGAGGGATCAGGAACAGGGCACAATCACTCTCATACTTTATCTGGTACTTTAACAGGTAATATTACAACGTCTTTAACTGGATCTGTTACAGCGGCAGGTACAAATTCATTCTCACCTTTTGTGGTGGTAAACTATATTATAAAACATTAGGAGATATTGATGGCAACGCAAATAGTAATATTAAACGAAAATAGAGTTCTAGTGGACGACTCTTTTGGTATTGATTGGGCAGATAAAGGTAAAAATTGGGTAGATACGTGGCTTCCAAATACGATACATGCTGTTATTTGGAACAATCTTATTGGACAAAATGAAATACAAAATAAAGATGCTTCTACTGGAGATATGACGGGTAATACAAATTTAAATGCTACAAGTGATGCAGTAGGGACTACTACTGTAGCTAATTTACTAACTTGGGGAGAAACAAGAAAAGGTCAAATCGAAACAGCAACTACAGATTATGACACTGCTCTTTATGCAGCTAGAACCAAATGGATAACTGATGGTCATACTCATGGAACTTTTCATGAGAACAACTCTGCTACAGATTCTTACTGGGATTGGTCTAAAACTTGGAGAGACTACGATCCAAATTATTCGTAAAAAATACCTCTTACTTGTAACACTTTTCTTTGCATAGGCCCTGTCACAGGGCAAACTTTGTGTTTAATACCATTTTTAATTGCTAATAACGTATTAGGATAAGGATAGGAAACTAGAGGTAATCCTCTTTTGGTGTCGATTAAAGTTTCACCACCCCAATTATCATCCCAATTATCGTGAATGTAAAAAGAATAATTTAAAGTATATTTACCATCATCATGCCAATTAATTCCTGAAAATTTATTATATTCATAACGATATATATTAATACTTGAATTTATTTGATATGGAATAAAAGGACAATTTATTAATGTTTGACAAAAATTATTTAATATTTCAATATCAGTTACAATCTTACCTTTCTCTATAGTAGCCAATGATTCTGTTTGATTTACAGGTTTCATAGTTTTTATGTTTCTTATATCTTTGTAAAGACTTTTATCCCAATTTTTATAGGAACTTGAATGTTCATAGTAAGCAAAGGGAATATTAACTATTTGCTTAAATAATTCACTAGGTAAAAATTCATTGATAATAATAGCGCAGTCATCAATGTTTGCTTTAACATGCATTTATTTATAAGATTTTTTTTTCCAAAACATTTTTTTATATCTATCAACCCATTCACTATTTAAAATATTGAGGGTTTTTCCATGTAGTTTTTCCATATAAAAACCTGACCACATTTTAAAAGATTCACGTTTAAAAGGAACTACTTGAACCATAGGATCTCCTTTTTTAATTAAAAATTGTTTGTCTCTTTTTTTTAAAATAAAAGGAAAATTAATTATGTTTACGTAATTATCTGTATCTACAACTCCTTCAATAATTTTAAATCTTTCTTCAAGTCTATTCATTGGATGTATAAACAAACAACTATAACCAGGAGGCGTTTTTATTAACCACTTATTTATAAACTTACCTGCATTTTCTCCTGTTGTTTTATGCCATTCTTTTGGTAATTGTGTTTGATTGTGAAAACCAAAACTACCTTGTTCTCTATTTGCAGGAGTTACACTAAAATCATTTTCAACAGGATCAACTAAATAGTCTTGATCAAAAGGTATTATGTATCCCATTGACATAGAATCTAAAAATGGCATGCATGTTTTAACTGTAGGTGAGTGTAAGTTTCCCTCTGTATGTCTTTTTAATTTTTTATATTCTTCTGGAATAACTCTTGAGGCAGGTTGAGGATGTGGCCATATGTCAAGCATACCTTCATCCGTAGCACAAAAAGTAATTTTTTTATTAAACATTTTTTCTTTCAAATTTAATAGTTGCAACCATTCTAAGTTCAATACAAGAACGTGATATTTCTCTAGCCGCATGTGTTATAAAACCATCAAAAATAACAGCTCTTCCAGGTTTTGGAATTACAGAATTTTCAATTTCTGTTCTTTCTTTATTCAAAAAAACTGTTTCACCTGCATATCCTAACGTCCATAATTTATTTAAATAAAACATTATTGTATAAATTTGATTATAATCATTGGCACCATCTTCATGAAAATCATGTACTGTTCCGTACACATAAGAGCTAGCATATGTATTTACTAATTTTACAGAATCAAATAGTTCTTCTTTTTTTAAAATATCATCTGCTGTTTTGTATAAAATTTTATTTACTTTATCCTCTTTTTCTAATGGATTTTTAAACTTTCTACACATTGATTCAGCAGTAGCTCCTCCTGTAAATGTCCAAGGTTTTTCATCACGAAAAGAACCATATAAAATATCAACTTCTTTTTCATTAAAAAGATTATCATATATTTTAAATAAAGGTTTACTCATATTTTTGTATAAAATTAAAGGACATTGATCTTCTAATTTCTCCTTTTATTTTAGTTTTAAAAGGCATTACACAATGTTGATGTGCTGCTTCAAATATATAAAAATGACCTACTTCAGGTTCCATCCATGTCATGTTTGTACCATTAACATCAGTAAAACCTAGTTGTCCGTCTCTAAATTTATGTGGATCTTTTACATCATTAATAAATTCTGGTACTTTTAAAAACATTACGCTAGACCAACCAGTATTATCGTGATGAGTATGAGGAGGGTTATATTCTCCTTCTTTCATATCATTGATCCAACAACTTAAAATTTCTAATTCTTTAGTTCCTTTAAATAAATTTATTTTTTCTAATGTTTCAATGTAGTCATTCATACAATCGACTATGTGTTTAGCTATTGTTGTTTTACTAATATGATGAGTAAATTCTCTTTCAGAATCTAATCTACCTGCCAACCTTGGACCCATGGATGCAAGTTCTTTTCTATGCTCCTCATATTTATTATTTAAATCATCAATGTCATCTAAAGACATATCATATCTTTTAACAATTCTTCCAAATGCAGTTGTTTGTGCTTTCATTCTTTTTTCTGTCTCTTTCATATCATGAATTTTGTGTCAAGAAAACAATTTAAAAAAGATTGCTTGATATATTCTGTACACATGTTTAAATTAGATCTCACCCAAAAATTATAAATCAAGGAGATATTATGGAAAATCAAGAAGTATTGAAGGCTATAGCTACCCTTGCTGATAAGGTGAGTCGTTACCACGAACGTTTATTAGCAGTGGAAAGAGAAAATGAAAAACTACAAAAAGAAATATTAGAACACAGAAACGTGCCTCATATACATACAATTCAAGGTAAGCCACATAACTCTGATGCGACTATTATGGTAACAGGTTTAGATTCTGATTTAGAGTGTGAAGCTTGTAGCGCTTAATTACTCAGGAGTTTCACCTAACATATCTGCTAAAGAAGGGGCGAATATTTTTACGTCTCTTCTAACTTTTTCAACAGTTGTAGATGTTCCTGGATTATCAATATCAGCTTGAGCTTCTTCTTCTGAATTATACTCAGCACCTGTATCTACGTTTGTAAGTGTTGTCTCAGTCTTTACTTTATAATGTGGAATCTGTCTTCCATCCTCAGTAGTAATGTGACCAAGTAATTCAGCAGGTTCAATTATCGGCATCGTCTCTTCTCCAATTTATGTTAAAACTAATAATAACTCTGTCATCATTAGAATTGTTTGTTTGTACTTCATGTTGTAACCATGATGGAAAAAAAATCAAGGAATTTTCAACAGGTTCCCATTGTACGCTGTGAGCTAGGTGTATAGAGGCTTTATCCGTTTTAGGGGGCGATAGTACCTCTGACTGTGGTTTAGGCTCTAGAAACACAATATTTCCACTCTTTTTAGGAGCTTTAAGATAAAATACACCAGATAAATAGTTATATGGATGTGTGTGCACATTATTTCGTGAGCCTGGTGGATTTATCATACTCCACATACCCGTCATCTCGGGATTGTAATCATCCTGTACATCCATATGATTGAAACAATCTTTAGCATATTTAAGAATGTCACCAACTAAAGGTTTAAATTTTTTTATGTCGTATATTTCATCATGACTATGCCAACCACCTATGTTTGAGCGAGGCATGCCCATCTCATCTTTTTCTCGTAGTTGATATATGTTATCAATAAGATGTTCGTGGCCTTTTAGTTGTAGTGAAAATACGGGGGTAATAAATAGAGAGTGTAGGTTAATCAGAGTTGTCCTTTCGTGACCTCCATAAAACTTGCTATAATGTGCACCTGATTGGCAGCATTGGCTTGAACTTTAAGAACATCACTTTCTTGCAAAACTAAAGGTTGAGTC